AACCATCCTGGTGAGACCTGGTTCCATAAGGAACCAGGAACTCTCACCCGTGAAGAGTATGCCAGATGGCATATGGTTACGTGTACGCGTGTCCTCCCCTGCGGTGATCATGTCACTGCACAAAGGGCACTAGAGGCCCATGAAATTGCACTATGCAATTCCGTGGACCCATCTGATGATGACATCGACACTCTAAAGCAATATGCGGAGAGTGCCGCCCTGTCCGTCAAAAGCCACATCCGCCCCTCATATTGGAGGAAGCGGAGCGGACACATCAGTATCTCCAACTCCGCCTGCTATGAATTTAGCAGGTCGGAGGGAGGGCGCCGTCACTATGTGCTGACGCACCTCAAGGAGTGGTTAGAGGGAATACCTCCTGATGATAAAAGCACAATTCTCCCTACGGGAGAACGTGTTATAGAAAAGAAAGGGGTGAAACGTTGTATAACGGTAAAACCCCCCCTTCTTCCTGAAGGTTGCGAGACGCCGACAAAGTCGGACAGCGGCCTACTTACGGAGGACTTCTCCAACACTGAGCAGGAAAGAGTTGGATTCCAACTCTTTGCATGGAGTTTCATGACACTACTGAACGATGAATACATCGATGAGTATGGCAGACCCACAGGGAAGCCATTCCCAATAGTTCGTGAAACAATTCCGGAACCAGGTAACAAGGTAAGGATAGTGACAAAGTCACTAGCCGCCTTCATTACATATGGACAGCCCTTTGGGCACGTCCTAAGGGACCTCCTTATGGAGGACCCCAGCCTCAGAGCAGGCCTAGGCGCAGGGGCGCAGGCCTTTGAGTGGCTCAAACAACTGGAACGAAATGGTGCCCACTTCGTCCCAGAGTATATTATGGTCGGTGATTTTGAATCAGCTACTGATCATATAAATCACAAAGCAGGTAGGGCTGCAATGCATACCCTACTTGAGACACTAAGTATCTCTACCGACTATACGGCCGGATACATAGATATGCTTCTATCCCCTCGTATCTTTGATACAGGAGTGGGAAAGAATATCAGCAATGCAGGATCGCTGATGGGAGAGCCAGGTACGAAAATCGTACTAACTTTCCTGGCGAAAGTAGCAAACGTCTTTGCCCATAGGGGTGTTACGTCTGCATACTTTTCGACTGCTGGTGACGACCAGATAGATGCATCTGGAACGTCCGGCAACCTATTAAGGTACGCCGAAGCATCCCGGATTACGACCATGAAACCATCACTTGAAAAGTGGGGAATCATGAAGTACTCCGCTAACTACTGTCAGCAGGGTCTGATATGTGGAACTACCACCGGAGCTTCGGAAATAGCTGTACCAAAGGTACGGCTGTTATCCCCGGAGCAGAAAACCTCCCGCGGAGACACCGACACCAACCCAGCATATGGGAAGGCGCGGCAACTCTCCACGGAAGCAAAGTGGTGTGAGCATCCTAAGATAGCTCAGGCCATGCTGTTTCTATTCCTTAGGAACATGAATCAGTATGTGCACTATACCCACGAGCTCTTCACCCCACGTGAGTGGGGAGGGTTGGGGCTCTTTGGATTAACCATTGAGACCTTAGAACCACACATCCCAATGTGGAAGCGTTGCGCTATAACACAGAGGGAGCGGGGAGATTACCTCTCATCAAAGCTATTAGCTAGATGGGGTAACTCACGAAACTTCGAACGGGGAATCCTTCTTGAGGAACACTCCGCCGAAGAAGCTTACACGGATTTAATCCGATTCTCCTTGCCAATCACTAGTGATGTCAAGGAGATAGTAGGAGATATGCCCCCGAAATCTCGTTTCAGGGACGACCTCAGAGCCGCCGAACACGCCGGCTACTTAACTGTGGACTCTACTGTACGTAAAGTACTAGCCGCACAGCGGTATCAAGAGT